CACGCTTGCAACCAAGGCTACCCGTCCAGTGGAAAAACATTCGGGTGGGCTAAAGAAAAGTACCCAACAAAAGGAGGGGATAATTTGTCGTTTACACCAAAAGCTGTTGTGTCGTTTACACCAGAAGATACGTCCGATGGAAAATACGCTAACATGCGTGGCATCAACAGCAAGACGATGGAGGACTTCGGTGTCCTAACCTACGAAGATCGTCAGGAGTATGTGTACCCCAGCGGGGGAATTAAAGTTCGTAAGCTAGACGAGAAGGGCTTCTACGCTAAAGCAGGCTTCAAGGGTGATGAACTCTTCGGTATGAACTTCTTTACCGCAGGTAGTTCCAAGATGGTAACTATCACTGAAGGTGAACTAGACGCTCTTTCAGTAGCACAAATACTCAAGAGTGGCTACACCAACCCAGTTGTGTCGTTACCCTCTGCTACACCCTCTAAGAAGCTCTGGGAGAACTGTGCGGATTGGCTTAATAGTTTCGAGAAGATCATCCTGTCGGTTGACAATGATGACGCTGGTAATGCTCTTGCTGACCGTGTAGCAAAACTGTTCCCCAACAAGGTCTACCGTGTTGACCATCGACCCTACAAAGATGCCAATGAGTTCCTACAGGCAGGTAAGGCCGCTGACTTCAAGAGTGCATGGTGGAACGCCCGTAAGTTCACACCTGAGAATGTGATGAACAGCACACAGGACTTCTTGTCGTTGTACAAGGATACACCTGAGTTCCAGTATGTACCAACAGGCATCCAAGCGTTAGACGATAAGATAATGGGTCTCATGCAAGGTCACTTCACGGTAATCAAAGCACCCACGGGTATCGGCAAGACGGAGATCATGCGGTTCCTTGAGTACAATATGTTACAACGTGAGGTTCCTATTGCTGCATGGCACTTGGAGGAAACAAAGCTACGATCACTGTTAGGTCTCGTGTCATACGAATGTAATGACAATCTGACACGCAGGGATTTGATTGACGAGAAGGGCGCAGAGGATCAGGTGATTGATGCTATCGGTAAACTGACGAAGGACGAGAACTTCTATCAGTTTTACCTTAGTGATGGTCAAGGTGCTGACGATCTGATCGACCAGATACGTTACTTCGCTGTAGCCTGTGGCGTTAAGTTTGTATTCTTTGAGCCTATCCAAGATGTGCTTGTGGGTTCATCTGACGAGAGCAAAGAGCAAATGTTGGCTGATCTGTCGGTGCGACTATCGAAGCTATCGGCTGAGTTAAACGTGGGTATTGTAACTATCGCCCACACTAACGATGATGGTCAGATGAAATACTGTCGTATGATCGGGCAACGTGCTTCGGTTATCATTGATCTTAAGCGTGACAAAGAAGCTGATGATATACAGGAGCGCAACACAACGTACCTGTCTATTGAGAAGAACCGACCCTGTTCAGAAGAAGGTAACGCAGGGATGATGCGGTTTAACACTGACACCTTCACACTTACAGAGGTAATGTAAAATATGACAACAGTATTCGACATTGAAACAGACGGTCTATTAGATGAGTTGACCAAGATTCATGTCATGTCTTGGTCTAATGACATGGGTGAAGTTAAGCATACCCATGATTACGATGAGATGCGCTATGTATTACTCAACAGTGAAACTCTGGTAGGCCACAACATTATACGCTTTGACATCCCAGCGATAGAAAAGGTGTTAGGCATTGAGGTAAAGGCTCGTTTGATCGACACTCTAGCGTTATCTTGGTATCTACACCATGACCGTATGAAGCATGGTCTTGAGGGCTACGGAGAGGACTATGGAGTACCCAAACCAGTTATCAAGGACTGGAACACCCTGACCCCACAAGAGTACGCTCACAGGTGTGACGAGGACGTTAAGATCAACAATCGTCTGTGGCGTGACTTAAGCATGAAGCTGGACAAGCTGTACAAAGATGCGGAGGCAGATAAGGATCGTCTGATCGACTACCTTACATTCAAGCTAGACTGCGCTAAAGAGCAAGAGACCCTGCGGTGGAAATTAGACGTAGACAAAGCTCAAGCAGCCTACGATGAGATCATGTCACTAAAGGTAGAGAAGGTTGAGCAACTGGCTGATGCTATGCCTAAGCGTACCCTCACTCGTGTAGCATCACGACCAAAGGTTATGCACAAAAAAGACGGTAGCCTGTCCTCTCATGGCGAGAAGTGGATAGACCTATGTAAGGAGTACAAGCAACTTGAGACAACCATGCAGTTTGTCGTTAAGACAGGCGAAGAGCGTGGTAATCCCAACAGTAACGACCAAGTAAAAGACTGGCTATACTCACTAGGGTGGAAGCCAAGAACATATAAGTTTCTCAGAGATAAGGTGACAGGTGATGAACGACAGATCGAACAAGTTAGAAAGAATGGAGAGTTATGCTCAAGTGTCAAAGAGCTTGCAGAGGTTGACAAAGCTGTTGATCTTCTCGATGGCCTTACTGTTCTTACTCACCGTGCTGGTATTCTTAAGAGTTTCCTAGAGTGTCACAAGGATGGATGGCTAGAGGCTAGTGTCGCTGGTCTAACGAACACCTTTCGGTTTAAGCACTACCGACCTCTGGTAAATCTACCGGGTGTAGATAAGCCATACGGTGATGTTATTCGTGGGTGTCTAACGTGTCCTGATGGTTATGTGTTAGCTGGTGCTGACATGACATCACTTGAGGACACAACCAAGCGTCACTATATGAAACCGCTAGACCCTGACTACGTTGAGGCTATGAGCCGTGAAGGTTTTGACCCACACTTAGACTTGGCTCTACACGCTGGTGTTATCACTCAAGATGACATCGACAAGCACAATTCTGGGGAGCGTTCACTCAAAGCCCTCCGTAAGAATTACAAGGTGGTTAACTATAGTGCTACATACGGTGTAGGAGCGCCTAAGCTGGCCCGTGAGACAGGCATGACCAAGGGTGAGGCTAAGAAGCTACTGGAAGCCTTCTGGTCTCGTAACTGGGCTATTGAGAAGGTAGCAAGCTCGTTGCGTGTCCGTGAGTTGTTCAACGGTATGTGGCTTAAGAACCCTGTGTCAGGCTTCTGGTATAGCTTACGCAGCGACAAGGATCGTTTCAGTACGCTCAACCAGAGTACGGGGGTCTATTGCTTCGATAGCTGGGTCAAGGAATGTCGTGGTATGGGACTAGAGACTATCGGTCAGTTCCACGATGAGATTATTGTTTTAACGAAAGAGGGAGACGAAGACAAGGCAGAGAACATTATGCAGATGAGCATAAACAACGTAAACCACGAGATAAATCTAAACGTACCACTAGGCACAGATGTACAATTTGGGAAGACATACGCAGACATACACTAAAGTGAAAATAAATATCAAAAGTAGTGTCTAAAATCCCGAAATGTATCCCTATAGTATATTACCAGTGCTGCAAACCAGCAGCTTAAACAGAGGAAGAGTAAGATGGCTAAACACACAATGGACATGGTTCTTGAGTACCCGAAAGTGTTTGAAGAAAACCGAGACATGGGCGGGGATAAAAATAGCGCCGCAAAGAAAGCCGCAAGGCATAACGGGCAGTACGTTGTTAACGCATACTTCACCAGCGAAGAGCAGATAGAGGAACTGCTTCAAGCTGGGATGGAACCCAAGCCCCTTGGCAACGACCGAGTAAAGGAGGGCAATAGTTTTGGGATTGGTAAGTTCGTTAAGTTAACACGGATGCACGATCACAAGATGACATTCAGTGATAAGAACGGGAAGGAGACTGAGGTAGACTTCGGTGGTGCGCCAAAGGTAGTCAACCTAACTAACGGGGCCGAGAACAAGACTTGGTGGTCGTTAGAAGAAGATGGGGAGCTAGGTAACGGCACACGAGCTAAGGTGCAGTTTGAGACCTACTCAAACGGTGCGGGTTTACGGCTACTTGCTGTTGGTGTAACAGACCATGTGTCTTACGAGGGTGCAAGCCCTAGTGAAGACGACGAACTATTTATGGTGGATTAAATATGAGAGTAGACATAAACTTTTACTACGACAAGGAAGAGGATGGCATCGAAGGTTCTTCCAGCGCATCACGAGATGGTGTCTCCGATCTCTATACAATGTCTCAGTTCCTAGCTGATGCTATGCGAGGCGCAGGTTACAGTTATGTAACTGACGTAGGGTTCGAGAAGGACGATGGTACAGTCATCTTCGGGGAGATGTAAGTGAGCAAAGGCAAAGTTCTAATCGACGGTGATATAATTGCCTATCGTGCAGCCTTTGCCACTCAAGACCTTACTGAAAGAGATGCGGAAGAGAAGGTTGATGACCTCATTGAGTACATCTTAGATCAGACCATTGATCTTCCCTTCCCGTCTCCAGAGGATTACGAAACGTACCTAACTGGCAAGACAAACTTTCGACATGACATTGCTAAATCCCACCCGTACAAGGGAAATAGGAGTGCATCAGAAAAGCCAGAACACTTAGGTGCAGCACGAGAGCATATGGTTAATAACTGGGATGCTATCGTTAGTGTCAACGAAGAGGCTGATGATCTAATATCAAAGGGGGCGGCAGAAACAGGTTATAACTGTGTTGTTGCATCTGTTGATAAAGATATGCTACAGCTTCCTTGTTGGCACTTTAACTTCGTAAAAGGTGAGTGGACTAAGGTTGACGAGTGGTCAGGTATCAAGTTCTTCTATACGCAAATCCTAACGGGTGACGCTGCTGATAACATAAAGGGTCTACATCGTGTAGGGCCAAAGACATCAGAGAAGATGCTGGCACATTGTGAAACAGAAGAAGACCTCTGGGAAACGTGTGTTAAGGCTTACGATGGCGACACAGAGAGGGTGATAGAAAATGCGAGGTTACTATGGCTAAGGCGGTACGAGGATCAGCTATGGGAGCCACCTCAAGGGGCATAAAGCATGGCTATCGGTCTGGGCTAGAGGATCGTATATCGGAGCAACTAAAGAGCCTTAAAGTACCGTTCAAGTATGAGGAGTTCAAGATCAAGTATGAGGTTAACGAGGTTAGAACCTACACACCTGACTTTGAACTCCCCAACGGTATTATCATAGAATCCAAGGGACGGTTCGTTGCAGCAGACAGGAAGAAACATCTGTTAGTTCAGAGGCAACACCCTGACCTTGACATTCGGTTTGTCTTCTCTAACTCTAAGGCGAAGATAAGCAAAGGCTCAAAGACTACGTTAGGCATGTGGTGCGATAAGCATGGCTATCTGTACGCAGACAAGTTAATCCCAGAGGAATGGATAAAGGAAACATAATGGCAGGAAAGACAGTAGTAGTCTTCTCGTGCGCTCACGTTGATCCCAGTGTGAGTAACGAGAGGTTCAACTGGTTAGGAGAGTTCTTGTATGACCTCAAGCCTGATTATGTCGTTGACTTGGGTGATGGCGCTGACATGCGGTCATTAAATACATTTGACACTCGTTACCCAGAGGCAATCGTCAGTCAGAGCTA